ATGCCAATAATTCCATCGCTTGTTAGCCCTTTAAAATGAAGCATCTCATCCGAGTCAATGCGGTGCTGGATTCCTTTATTATCAGTATAGATATACCAGAGCTTTCCCTTATGGGGAAGAAGGCCAATATCGTCAACGTATATTTGAATCTTAGAGCTGTCTAGAGGATAGATTCCTGTAACCTTTCCAGCATTTCTACCCACTGTGGCAAACTCAATCCAAGCATAAGAGTTACCATAAAGATTTCTTTGAACTTCAAGGGCTTTAAAAAAATCCCTAGCGGTCATCCAAGGATTAGGTCTAATTTTTAAAAGTGGGGTTAGATAATGGTCCGCTACACTTTGTCTCCCATCTTTGTTTTTATATACTTTTATTGGAAGTTTTCCTATGCTATCTGCTAGTATCCTAATACAAGCAAAGACGGTAGCTTCCTTAAGTGCGTTTTTACCTTTTAAATTTATTTCATCAGCTTCAATACCTAGCATTTCAAGTAATCTTCTGTCGTTTATTTCAATTGAATCTGGTACTACTTCTGCTTTAAATAGAGATTTTATTTTACTAATTACATTCAAATGCCATCACCTCCTAACCCCAAAGCTTATCCAGCATCTTTTCTGTTGAATACTCGTTTAAATCAAATTTATCTTCATTTCTAATCGCTCTATCAAGTGCCATTATCATAGCCACTGCACCATCTATTTTTTCTGTACTCTTTTCTTTATCTGGCTTGATGTTTCCAGCAGGATCAGTTCGCACGTGGATATTATCCATCATCCACGAAAGAGCTGGGTGACCACCATGGGCTATTCTTTTTTCTAATGTTAGCTTCATCAGCTCCTTAGTTGGTGGACTCATATCCCTATATCCCTGTCCAAAGGGAACTACAGTAAAGCCAGCACCTTCTAAGTTCTGTGTCATCTGCACAGCACCCCATCGGTCAAAAGCGATTTCTTTAATATGGTATTTGGTACCTAAATCCTCTATCAATTTTTCAATAAAGCCATAGTGAATGACATTTCCTTCTGTGGTCTTTAGGTAACCTTGCTGTTTCCAGATATCATAAGGAACGTGATCTCTCCTTACCCTTAGATCCAAGTTTTCTTCTGGTATCCAAAAGTGAGGAAGCACATAGTATTTGTCATCTCCGGGTATAGGAGGAAATACTAAAACAAAGGCTGTAATATCTGTTGAGCTTGATAGGTCAAGGCCACCATAACACTCTCTCCCCTTTAACTTTTCAGGATTGACTTCAAAGGAGCAATTTTCCCACATGTGCATTGGCATCCATCTTACCGATTGCTTTACCCATTGGTTCAATCTTAGTTGACGGAATAAATTTTCTTCTGCTGGGTTATCTTTGGCACTAATAAAGGCTGCTCTAACCTTTTCTATATCAATGGTATGGTCTAATGATGGATTAGCCTTATACCAGTTTTTTTCATCTGTCCAATCGTCATCATCTTCTATGCCGTAAATAACAGGGTAGAAGGTAGGATCATGTTTTTTACCCCTTAATATATCCTCTGCTTTTTGATGGACTTCATAGCAGATGGAATTTCTATCATTACCAGCTGTTGTGATTAAAAAGAAAAGTGGCTGCTTTCTAGCATCACCACTACCTTTAGTCATAACATCGTAGAGTTGTCTATTGGGCTGGGCATGAAGTTCATCAAAGATAACTCCGTGTACGTTAAGTCCATGCTTTGTAAATGATTCAGAAGATAACACTTGATAAAAACTACCTGTTGGCATATACACCAGTCTCTTTTGAGAAAGCACCGGTTTTATTCTTTTCTTAAGTGCTGGACTTTGGTCTACCATATCTACTGCTACATCAAATACTATTGAGGCTTGCTGCCTATCAGCTGCACACCCATAAACTTCAGCTCCCCATTCTCCATCACCACAAGTAAGGTAAAGAGCAATAGCAGCGGCTAATTCCGATTTTCCATTCTTCTTTGGAATTTCAACATAGGCTGTATTATATTGACGATAGCCATCTTCTTTGACAGTACCGAATATATCTCTGATGATTTTATCCTGCCAAGGTAATAAATCAAAAGGAACTCCATGCCACACTCCTTTGGTATGTTTGAGGTTATTAATAAATTTGACTGCTCTTGCTGCTTTAGATGCATCAAACATTACTTCACCCTCAGTAACTCTTCCATCGGATCATTGGTTTCAGTTTCAGCAGTATTTACCTGAATTCTAGTTCGAGCAGCAGGAGTTAAGCCAAACTCTGAGCAGAAATCCTTCATTACCTTAAGGTAAGTCTGAGCGATAGATACCTGTGGTACTTGCTGAATATATCCTGAAGGAGTTTTAAATATGGTACCATGCTTACTTAAAAATTCCTCGGCTTCTTTCCATCTGGCATAGGCTTGGCAGTATCCGGCAAAAGCTGTCATATCTACTTTAGTTAATACTCCAATGGCTTCTAAAGTTTTAGCCATTCGCTTCCATTCTTTCTTAGCTTCAGGCTCAAGCCATGACGGACATCTAGGAGCTTTTTTCTCTGGCTTTGGTTCCTTATCATTTAAAGGTCTCTTGCCAGGATTACCTTCTAAGACTTTTAATGCTGTTGGTTTTGGTTTTCTTCCTCGTGTCGCCATTGCTTTTCACCTCCATCTATAACGAGAAAAAGAGCCAACGCTGGCCCTTCTTCTTAATCATCCTATTCTTCTTTTTAAGGTTTCTACTGTAGTGGCTACCTCAGCCATCCAGTCGGTTTCTGTTAAGGTTCTATCTGAATCCCAAAACATCTCCAAGTCCTCAATCATGTCAATTATTTTTTCTACATCTTCCTTGGCATCTTCCCACCCTAGCACACATATTTTCTCTACTGCGGTGGCAATTAAGCCTTCCATCATCATTTTAAGTTGTTCACTTGTCATTTTTCTTACCTCCCTGTGTTTTTGGTACTACATATATCACTCTAAACACAGGTAATAGCAAGAGTTATTTTCTAATTCCTTTAAAGTTATAATTCCCTTTCCTTACTTCCTGAAGCTCTGCATCTACTGCCTTTTTATATTCCTTATCCCTTGTTTCTTTATCCTTACATTTCATGCAAATGCAGTCTTCATTGAACATGGACATGATCCTGCCATGCTTTAAGTCCTTTCCACATCTGTCACAGTATTTCTGAGTAAAAAATTTATCCATTACTAATCCCTCCTATGTTTTTGTTAGTTACATATATCACTTAAAACATAGGTAATATCAAGGTTTATTATTAGGTTAATTTCTACCTAGGCCAGTGCTGCGAAATCTAAATCCTTCTAGGGCTGTTGCTCCACCGCGTGCTTTAAAAGGCCTTACAAGGCAAAACAGGGGCTTGTTTTCCCCTGCCTACTTTACTCAGCATCCACATATTCCATTATGATTCTTAAAGCTTCGTCATAGCTTTGTGATTTGGTTATTCTACTTACCATTTCTTCGGCTTCTTCTCTAAGTCCAGCTCTTTTAAGAGTTCTTGCTGCAATACCCATTAGATTAAAGATGTTACCATTCTCTCCTACTAATTTACATTTAGGCTTCATAGACTTCACTCTCCTTCTTTGGTTTTCTAAAAGCCCCATTTCCGGAGAGGTTTTGAAGAAGGATTCTCCTCGCCAGTTTATATTCATCCCCTATCATTCCAAGGCGTAGAAGCCAGGTTCTGAAGGTATATTTTTCGTTATCGGTTGGTTTAACTTTTGCTGAAGCGTACTTTTGGTTCTTGGCGTTTTCATTTAGTAGGGCTATAAAGGCTGTTGCAGCCTGTATCTCATCTGCGTTAGCATCTTTTAATAGCTTGAAGGTCATAGTGTTTTCAAAGAAATTAAAATCAATTCCAGGGCAGCTTTTCTCTCCTATGTCATCTAGAGCTGTTTTAAAATCCTCTAGGGCTTCAATCTGCACCTCATTAATTCCGATGGAAAAATCTTCTTCCACAATATTATCTTCAAGTCTGAAGGCTTTTTTAATTAAAGGCTGTTTACTGTAAATCATGTTTACTAGGTTTCTTAAGGTTCTACCGCTGTGGTCTTCCATTGGAAGTTTTACTTCTAGGTCTAGGGGATCTGCTTCAGCAGTTGGTTCCTTTGGCTCTTCCACTTTTTCAGCTACCGGTTTCACTTCAGGGCCACTTAGTAATTCCTCTAGCTCCACTTCCTCATCAGCTGTTGTGATAATTTTTCCTTCTCTGTTAATGGTGTAGGTTTCATCTGCTGTTTGAACTTGATAGGCAAAGCTTGGAGCTCCTAGGTACTGTGACTTTACTTCAAAATGCTCTTCTAAGCTTTTTACTATTTCTTTTCTATTCATTTAATAATCCCTCCTGTGTTTTTGGTACTTACATATATCACTCTAAACACAGGTAATAGCAAGTTAATTATGCTGATTTTTCAATGTTTTTATAGCTTATTTGCTCCTAAAAGTCCGCTTTGCGATTTGAAAGCGGTCTTTTAAGTGCATTTTTCCACTTTATTACTAATTGTGCAATCTTCTTATTCACATAGAATGTTTTTATAAGGCGTTTTCTCTCCATTACGAAGTAGAAAAACTTCACTATCATTCCCGGTAGTTTCAATGTATCTTTTTACAATAACATCACAGTATTTTTCATCAAGCTCTACGCCGTAGCAAATTCTACCCGTCTGCTCACAGGCAATTATTGTTGAACCACTACCTGCAAAAGGCTCAAGTACAATACAGTTTCTCATAGAGCTGTTTTGTATTGGATAGGCTACAAGGGGTACTGGCTTCATAGTTGGATGAAGTTCAGATTTTGCCGGCCTATCAAAGTTCCAGATAGTAGTTTGCTTTCTATCAGCATACCAGCGATGCTTTCCTGTTGGTTTCCACCCATAGAGAATAGGCTCATGTTGCCACTGGTAATCACTTCTTCCTAAAACTAAGGATTGTTTAGCCCAGATACAGACATTGGCAAGGTGAAATCCAGCATCTTTGAACGCCTTTCTAAAGTTTAATCCTTCTGTATCAGCGTGGAATATATATGCACCAGCTCCGTCATCTAAAGCTGTAAATATATTTTTAAAAGCTGCTAATAAAAATTCATAAAAATTCTTATCTTCCATGTGATCATTTTTAATTTTTCTTTCATTCTCTCTTCCGGCAGTGTAGTTTACATTATACGGAGGATCGGTAACGCAGAGGTTTGCTTTCTTACCACCCATTAGTTTTTCATAGGTTTCAGCTTTAGTACTGTCCCCACATATCAGTCTGTGTTTTCCTAAAATCCAGATGTCACCTTGTTTTGATACCGGCTCATCTATTTCTTCTAAAGCTGCATCTGCATCGAAGTCATCATCTTCCACATCTTTATCATGGACTTGAGAAAACAGATCTTCAATCTCTGCAGCATTAAAACCGGTAAGCTCTACATCAAAATCCAGTTCTTTTAAATTCTCAAGCTCCAATGCTAGTAGCTCATTATCCCATCCGGCATCTAGGGCTAGTTTATTGTCGGCAATAATATATGCTTTCTTTTGGGCTTCAGTTAAGTGCTCCACCAAGACACAAGGTACTTCTTTAATTCCTTCTTCCTTAGCTGCAGTAACTCGGCCATGGCCTGCTATGATATTTTTGTCTTTATCTATAAGTACGGGATTTACAAATCCAAACTCCCGAAGGCTGCTGCGGATTTTATTAATCTGCTCCTTGCTATGGGTTCTGGCATTGTTGGCATATGGGATTAATTCATCTATAGATATTAATTTTAATTCTTCTGTTCTTTTCACTGTTTAATCACCAACTTTCTTTTTGATTGAGTTTTCTTTGTTTCTTTGTTATAATGATTGTAAAGAAACAAAGATATAGGTGTTATTTTTATAAATTCTGCATATACTATAAGGAGGTTAGAAATATGAATGCAACTCTTATGGAGCGTGATAATATGGAACGTAAAATAATTAGTGTTTCTAAGAAACGTCAGATTACGATACCGTTGAAATACTATAAACATCTTGGTCTTGATAATGAAGTCGAATGTACCCTTGAAGACGGTGCTATTGTAATCAGACCCCTGAATAGAGATTCTGGTGAATTTTCTGTTGAAATTCTAAAAGACCTTATATCTCAGGGCTACTCAGGTGATGAACTGGTAAAAAAATTTGAAGCCCAAAGCAAAAATATTAAAAAAGCTGTTACTCATATGCTTGAAGATGCAGATGCTATCGCTGCTGGAGAAAAAGAATCCGAAAGCTTTGAAGACATCTTTGGCCCGGAGAACTAGATATGTATGAGATACAATTCAGTTCTCAAGCTGCACGCTATTTTAAAAAACTAAAAGAAAAACCCCTAAAAGATACCTATAAAGCCGCTATACAAGAAATAAGCAAAGATCCCTATATTGGTCAGCCAAAGCGTGGCGATTTATCTGGCATTTATGGATACGATGTAAGGTATCAAGGTACAAACTATGAAATTGCCTATACCATCAATGAAGTAAACGGTAAAAAGGTAATTGTACTTCTAGCTGGTACTCGTGAAAATTTTTATGAACAACTAAAGCGATATATTAAATAGCTCTCAAAAGGAGGGCTATTTTTTCTGCATATTTCTCACACTAAAAAAGCACCTTAAAACCTATACTTTTCCTTAGCTTTTTGTAGGTACATATTTCACTTAAATAGCTTGATTTCAAGGCTTCTATATCTCACTTTCTGCCTTATACCCCCCTTGGGAATTTTGCGAAATCTTGTGCGAAGGGGCCGCCCCGGTCTAGGCAGAACAAGGCTTAGAAAGTTTTACCCGCCCTAGGGTCCACTGTTACAGCTGTTACAAAATTTGTAGCACTAGTAAGTGTAAACTCTCCTCTTCCAACGACCATCTTCCTTGGCAGTCTTTCTATCGTGACAAGACTTACAAAGGGATTGCAGGTTATCAATATCATAGAACAACTTCTCATCACCTTTGTGTGGTTTAATATGATCCACAACTGTTGCTGGAGTAATTCGTTTAGCCTTCAGGCACTCCACACAGAGAGGTTGTTTGTTTAAGACGTACCTTCTTAATCGTTGCCAGCGGCTACTGTTGTAGAGTTTCTTATATGGTCTTTTGCTCCGTTTGTACTCGCTTCCCATTTCTCTTTGATGAGCTGGGCAGTAGCTTCCTTCTGTTAGTTCTTTGCAGCCTGGGAACTTGCAGGGCTTCTTTGGTTTTCTTGGCATCCTTTTTCACCTCTTTAACACAACTGGGGAACAGGCAGTACACCTTCTTAGGTGAGAGCCATGTTCCCCAGACACATTTCTTACATTTCATTTTTAGTCATCTCCTGTTTTGGGCATAGAAAAAGCCCCGTAAGCAAGTGCTCCAGAGCTTGGTAATT